GAAGAAGGCTTATCAATAATGTCGTTAAGATCTTCCGTAGTGAAATTAGCCTTACCCAATACATTCGCTAGGCTACTAATTGGGAAAGTCATCATCTTAACAAACAGACTAATGGCGTTATCAATCATGCTTGAGAGGCTTCCACCAGTAATAAACTTGGTGAGAACTCCGGCTAGACCGCCTCCACCGCCATCAAGACCCCCTGCCGACATCAGCGGGCCGATAATGGGTATGCTACCCATAGCAGTACTTTTAAGAGTATCGAAGAAGTCACCAATAGGTGCTGGATCTCCGATATGCATTGTTCCTGCCGCCTGAACGTGCCAAGGTTCTCCGGCATTAGCGGCTGTCTGAAGACCAAATTTATGGGCGTTCTGCTGCACCCATCCTAGTTGGTTAGTCGGACCAATATCAGCAGCCCATCCACGAGTATGGGCACTCTTGGTTGCTGGCCCAACTCTACCTACTCCCTTAGAGTGAAGTCGGTTCTGCGTGACGGTGTCTCTATAACCTGAAGAGATCTTCAGTTTAGGATTAGCCTTCATCATTGCATCGACCTTTTTAGCAAGGTCAGGGCTTAGATGTCTCGTGCTAGTGCTACCAGTAGGTCCGTAATCACCAACCGGATCTCCGATCGGAGAATCGCCAATAGGATCACCAAAGAGGCTCATTGCACCGCCGAGGAGACTTAGGCCCGTACCGACTGGCGAAGAAGCCAGTTTGGTAAGAATAGGCATAAGCATTTCCATGATAGGCGTGGGGAACATAGCCATAGCCGCACCGGCATTAGTTGTGCGTGCCATCTGACCGATAGTCAAATCCGCTGCCTGCATACCCACATTAAATCGACGGTCTGCTGATTCCCGTGCGTTATACAAACCATACATCTGAGTACCCATTAGGTACTCACGACGGGTTCCCTGAGTAGTACTGCGGAGTCGTTCGTACCCAAGGTCCTTACCACGAACTCTATCGATATTCGCTTGCATTACTTCTGTTTGAGAATCTTCTCCCTTAGACAGAAGTTGCTGGGTGATTGGATTAGTTTGACCAGCATTGGCAAGAGCGTACTGCCACCAATAGTCAACCATGTCCGGTGGAACACCCATCATGCGGAACCACGCATTGATGTTAGATCCGGGGAAATTCTGAGACATAAGTTCTTCTTTGGAGAACGTAGATCCCTGTCCCTTACCGGGTCGCTGTTGAGCCAAGAACTTAAGAATTGCTTCAGCCCACTCAGCAAGGCTCTTGTAACTACCGCCCTTACCAATCATGGTAAATGCGCCTTGACCCATATATTGGCCCATTTGCTGAGACTGAGTGTTACCAAGGTAGTTAGACAGAGATGTAGCCATACTTCCGGCTGCAACACCGGGAGTAAGCATCTGCATCTGTCGAACAGATTCAAAGAACCCTGACCGACCCTGAATTCCTGATTCCTTGGGAGCGTTAGAACCGCTCATAAAAGCGCCTACGGACTGACCGGCAAGGATTGTTCCAATAACGTCTTGGTTAGATCCAAGAATTGGAGTTCGCTGCGCTAGACCAGTGAGCATTTTCTCAGTGGTCATACCCATCATGCCAGCGTTAGGACTAAGCGCTTGGGCTAATCCTAGAACGGCATTACGGTTACCTGTAGGTCCTTCAATACGGTTATAGGCGTATTGAAGACCACCAGCGGCGATAGATCCATAAACATCCGAAGCCTTTTTAGCAAGGCCGATAGCAGCACCGATACCGCCGCCTCCGGTGCCACCAAGCACGGAACTAAGACCGCCACCCCCACCGCCACCACCACCGCCGCTTACGATATTACTAATACCGCCACCGCCACCGCCTCCCATGGATGGGCCTCCGCCAGCAGAAGGGGGAGGGGGAAGAGATGAATACTTGGCAGCGGTTCGGGCAGCCCCAGCAGCCTGTCCCCAAGATCCACCTTCTTGACGTGTGGTTGCACCAGCGTCCCACGCTGCCCATGCGGCCTTACCTTTAGACCACACAGAGTCAATACGGGAAGGTGCTCCCAATGCAGGCTTACCGCTAGACGTAGTGCTTACGGAAGTCGATCCTTGAGTAGCCGAAGTTGTTTCTTTAGCAGCCTGAGACGTGCTTTTAAGGCTAGAACTTACCGTACTGAAGTTGTTCTTAAACTGATTTGTGGACGTGCCGAATTCCCCAAGTAGTTTCTTGAGGTTCGACAGTTCCTTATTAAGACCCTTGGCTTCGTTTGTAAGTTCATTGAGTTTTGGATCAGCCATTATCTCGTCTCCACTTCAATAAACGAAGCCAGTAGTCTCGCTCACTCTTAGTGAGGTTTCTTATCTCTGTGAGGTTCCAGCCCGGGTACTCTTTAGAGATAAGGTCGTATTCCAAATATAGGGAACTTCTATTAAGGGCGAAAAATGTCACCCCACGAAAGTGGGAATGTCAGTTCGTAACCACAGTTAATGCACGGCATAGTGAGGTTCATGTCCGGGCTGGGCTGATCCTCTACTAGGTGGTCCATCAACTTACGACGATCACCCATGCTCAATCCCCGGGCCATACCCATAGGATCGATAACGGGCTTATCATTTACCTTGACCACACACTGGCTGATCATAAGGCTTGTTTGCTCAGCCGCACTGGAGTTCTTCTTCTTAAGCAGTGCCATCTGATCAGATCCGATAGCAAGCCTGTAAGTAAGAGTGTCGCCCTTAGACGTAACCATTGTATGGCTTAGAGTATAAGGACTTTCCATGATCGGCATTTCGATGTCTTCTGAAATGAGAACGGTTGTCTCGGCCTCATTGCCACAAGATGGGCAAGTATGTCCGATGTCTTTCTCATTGCCATAAGTAACCCGAGCGATGTTGATAAACAACTGCTCACGTTCACCGATAAGCAACTCAGCAAGGATCGACTGGCGTTCGGGAAAACTCAGATCGGTCATTTGTGTTGATCCGATCCGAGCCGTCCCGTACACCAGCACACCGTCAAAGAAGTCGGCGGTGTCATTGAACCGTGCTAGAGCCTCTTCGTCAGACCCCGTGAGTTCACGGAGTTCAACCTCGGTTTCCCACTTATTAGCACTATGCCTACCACGAGGTAGATCAAAGAGAAGCGAGGGAGCAGCCTCAATAAGGGGGATGCTGCCAGCCACTACCTTTTGTGCTTCCTGAAGATCCCGTTCTTTGACGAACTGCGAATCTCCATTTTCAATATCTACAAATGACACGATTAATTCTCCTATTAGTGGGAGTATGGGTTAGTTATCAGACGTAATTGGTGCTACTGCCAACGCCGTTCGTGACCTCAGACTGACCCCAAAGGACCTCAAGGCCCTCGTGGTGGATCGTCATCTGAGAGACAAGAATAGCGTTGTCCATAGCGTTGAGTCCTGAGTAAGCCACGTTGGCAACCCAAGCGTTGTACAACTGGAACGCAAGAACCGCTCCGTTGGTGTCGCCCTTCACAGCAGCACCATCACCCTTGGTAACCGGGTGATCAAAGACACGGATCATCATATCAAAGCGATAGTCGCTATTGATATCGATAGAACCGTTGCCCCACTGAACGGCAAACATCTGCTTGGCAAGGTTCCACATACCGGGCTTCTGATAGAAGACACCCGATGACAGGGTAACCGGCGAGAAGTCGGTCATTCCCGGCATCTTGTGTGGGTTGGTATTCCAACCACCCTCACGGTAAGGAATCATTTCAGTAGACATGTTGAGACCGTCTACTGAGGTGAATCCCATGGAACCAATGCCCTTCTGAAGGCCATCGGTGTAGTGGAAGATTTCCACCTGAAACTTAAAGTTACGGAGCGGGTCGGCATACTGCCTAGTGCGCTCTGACATGGTCGTACCGGCCATTATCTATTTCCTCCTCAACCCTGCGGCTGAACTTGAGCGGTGAAACCACCGCTTTCGAACTGGGTAACACGGATCACGATGAATTCTGCGGGGTACTCAAGAGCAACACCAATCTCCATACGAACCTCACCGGAAGCAATAACCGAAGGAGTATTGATAGTAGCGTCGCACTTGATGTAGTACGCCTCAGTCGCATTGGTGCCACGAAGACCGCCTGCTTCCCAAAGGGGACGAAGCAGTCGTTCAGCAGTCATACGAAGTTGGGTCCACAGACGCTGATCATTGTTCTCAAAGAGAGCAAACTGCGTAGAACGACGCATGCTTTCCTTGATGTAGATCAGGGTACGTCGGGCCGAAATGTAACGGTCAGCGCCGTAAATCTTACGAGTACGGGCACCCATGATTGCGATACCGGCACCAGCAACGGGTCGGATCACATTGATATTAGCCGAGTTGAGATCGCCAAGTTCAGTATCGGTGTACTTGGTATCGACACCGACGGCATTGGAGATTGCTGCAACAAGACCAGCAGGGGCACGGAACACGCCAACAGTGCTATCAATACGGCTGATAACACCAGCGATAGCGCCACCCGGAGGAACCGTAATGGTTGCACCGGACTGCTTCGGGTTCGGGATGATGATCCACGGAGTAAACGAAGCGACGTAAGAGTCACCGCTGTTCTGACTAAGCACCGAGTTGATCTGTGACTTGTACTGAGTCGCAGTCTGTCCGTAGGTACGGGGAGGCACGTTGTCATTGATGATGAACAGATCGCCACGTTCGGGGAACGTCGTGGACGAAACAGTACCGGGAGCGACATACGCCTCAGTATCATTTCGATCAGTCGTGTAACCGACAAGGTTGATAATGATCGGTCCTTCAATCTTGCTCACAGCAGCCTGAGCAGCGGAGGGATAGTCGGAACTATCCGGCAGATCAGGATCTGTACCGTTCTCAAGAAGAGTAATAACTGCGATATCTTCGGGAACAACAGCAGGATCAAACGATGTAAGTCGAATCAACGTGGAGCCTGAGTATGGATCGTTGATAGCAGTATCAGCACGTCGTGTACCGGCAACATCTCCGGTCATCGTGAGGTACTGGAATCGCTCAACTTCAGAACCATCGCTATAAACAACGAGAGTAAATACGTCATTAGTAGGATCGACAGTAGTAACGGTAACACCGATTACGTTCCCGGCTGTTCCGACGCTGCGGGATTCAACTACAAACGCAGTGGAAGGTGTCACAGCACCGTCAGTAATTTCGTACGAAGCAACGTCTCCGGTGTCCTCACCGATTGCACGCTGGATATAGCAGGGTCGCCCACCATTTTGGAAGTACGAGTAAACGGCATACGGAAGGTACGTTGTTACTGTACGGGCATCTGTTGCAGGGTTGATGATATCGTCAAAGTTCCCAAAGTTGAGAACGTAGTCTGACCAAGTATCACAGCGAACTGGCTGATCGACAGGACCGGTTCCAGCGGTGCCCACAAAGAGGGCGATTGAGGTGGCAGACGCAGTATCGGCACTGTTTACAAGCAGTGACTCCTCAACGTACACACCCGGCTTTCGATAATCAAAAGGCATTTCAG